CAGTCGTCAGACTGATGCCAATAACAAACGCGGTTCCGGTGTTGCCGGCTCCGTTCATGTAACAAACATAATTCATGTCCCAGTTGCCGGCCGGCACCTGCAGAGATGTCAGATCCTTAACGCTGCCAGAGGCGGCCATGGTGATCGACGAAGCCCCGCCAGCAACGATTGATGAAATTTGCCGCGATTGCGCCGGTTGAAACTGTATCGTCAAGCCCGTCAGTCCATCCGTGCGCGTCGTGTTCAGATACGAGCTAGCAATTGGCAATGACGTGGTGCTGGTCAGTGACGATATGATCGGCGTAAAGCCAATCGGCGTCGTCTTCAGCGGATTTTGGAACGTATATTCAACGCCATGCGTGACCGAGAACGAGACGATCGCCGCGTAGGCGTTGTCTCGGATCGTCAGATTGCCGGTGACGGCTTGGCGCAACTGCCGCAACGCTTCCTTGGCTGGAACGATGATTGTCTGCCGAATCGTATCCGGCTGCGCATCGATCAGGTTACCAATATCCTGGTAGTTGACCTTCACCGATCACCGCCACGGAAATATGGTGTAGAACGGATCGGACTTTTGCACGTCGGCCACGGTTTGCGGCTCGCCAGCATCGCGGCTCTTGGTCATCTCCTCGATGCGCTGGACAATGCGTGCGCGATCGGCCTGCAACACACCGGTGTCTGACTCTTCCTTGTCTTTGATGGCGATCGCAGCGTCCACCACGATCAACTCACTCCATCCGTTGATGTCGTCGAACGTGTCTGACGTGAGCGAAAGCGCAGTCTGCGACGGAATCCACCATAGTTGCATGTTGATGGTCGAGGTCGGCTTAGGGCTGAGCGACAGATTGCCCCCCATCAGCCGATATCTGACGTCGCCATTGGCCTGCGAGACAGTGAGCATGCCGGACATGACGCTTGGACGATTGCGGTCGTGGAAATTGAATCGCTTCACATCACGCCAGCCCGTGGGCGAGCTTGTGTCCTGCATATCCAAGCCAATGAGCTTATAGAATGTACCCGACGTCAGCGCAGACAACGAATACGTTGCCGTGTTCGCTGTCGCGCTGAACGTCGTGGAGCTTGCGTAATAGTCTTCGCCGTAGGCCTTGACGAGCAGGTCATCTAGCTCGCGCTTGGCAACGTTTGCGAGGTTGGCGATCTCGGCGTCCGTGACAAAGCCTGAAGTGACCTGATCCGCACGCTGGCGGATGCGGTCGATCAGGTTCTGCAACGTGACGATGGCCACTTAGTAACCCTCGTCACCGTCCGGTTCATCACCACATGCTGCAACGGCTGCTTTGAAGGCATCATAAGCCGCGTCATAGTCGCCATCTTTGGCGGCTTCCATTGCGGCTTTAAACGCTTCTTTTCCATCGAGGCCTTCGCCTTCGTCGCCCGGATCGCTGCCGCCACGCGCCTTGCCCAAAATGAGCAGCGCAGTTTTCTTCGGATCAAACATGCGCCCCTCCTATCGGGTGTAGCTCGATGCCTGTTGCAGGATCAGGCCGTGGACCTTTTGCGTTGACGTCGTTGCCGCAAAATTGGCCAAGGTGGTGGTCCCGAAGTTGAAGACGCGGATTTGAACCTGTCCCGCCGTCGAGCTGGTTGTGCCAACCTCGATTTGGTACAGGCCTTTAAGCGCAGTCTCCAGCTGCAGATTGACCACCATATTTGGCGCGCCACCAGGTAGCGACACCCGATACAGGCCAGTGCCCTGGATGGTGACCGACACGCCGGAACCAACAACGTTGGCAGCCAGCGGCGCAGCGGTCGAATCGCTGGCGTTCGGGATGAAATTGAATGGCGTACCAACCCATTCAATGCCGTAAGCGCGTAACGGCTTTTTATCGCGAGTATTCGATCCCATCGTTTACCCCTTAGAGCTTCACGGTTGCGATCGTTTGGCCCGGGCGCTCGGCGACCATGTTGGTGTAACCAACCCAGTCGACAAGCCATGCATCCGTGCTGGTCGATGTGCGGACCGTGGTCGCATCGCCTTGTTTGCGGACACCAATCGGCTCGCCCAACGAAACCAACTTGATGCCGTCGATCTCGAGAACGAAGGCATATCCACCGGGGCATGCCGGATCCGAATAGACGATGATGTCGCCCAAGCTCGTGGAGAACGTCATCGACTTAAAGCCGATGGTCGCCGTCCCGCCCTGGTTGCGCGTCACCTTCGATCCAGCAACCTTCATCAGGTTGAGGACGTCGGCCGGGTTCATGAACACCGAGTCAGGCATGCCGCCCAGTGCTTGCAGCTGGACGATACCTTGCTGGATTTGCTCGTCGATCGGCGAGGACGTCAGGTTGTCAACGAACTGGCCGCGCAGCCGGCGCGGGTCCGTCGAGCGCGTCACGCCATAGAGCGAGACCGTCAGCGAGACCGTGGATGCCGGCGAGTAGCCCAACAGGCCCATGCAGACGACGCCGGTTGAAGCGTTGTTCTGTGCGTCGCCGCTATTCAGGTAGACGTATGCGGCATTCGTGACATCCGTGACCGCCGAGTTCAGCGCCGTGGTGAACACCAACGAAGCCGTGGTGCCATCATCGACGATACCGGCAATGACCGCGCCCGTGGTGGACGCCGGCAAGCCGGTATAGGTGAACCCACCATCCGTCAGCGAGAACGCGCAGATGTCGCCGATTTCGAAGTTGAACGCGTCAGACCGGACAGTAAGAGCTTGCGTGGTCGCCGTGGTCGCCGATCCGCCAAGCTGCGCAACCGAGCCAGTACCGTTGCGGTACATCTTCAGTGCCAGCGACTTACGCATGGCCGCGATTGCTTGGTCATTGACCAGCTTGAACGCGGCGATGAACGAGCCGATGTCCGACTCAGACTGACGCCACGTATTGCCGTTGATCGCAACCGTGCAGTAGTCGGCCTGATAAGGAACCGACCATGCCACAGCCGGGGCTACTTCCGTGATCGAGTTCTGCACGAACGAGTAAGACGCAGAGCGCCGAACGTTCGCGCCGTTCAAGATCGGTTGGACGTATTGCCGACCGGCCGCCTTCTCTTTGCGAATCTTCTCAAGCAACGGAAATTGCTTGAAGAGCATGCTGGTCAGCCGACCAGGCGCGTACCAGTCCTTTAAAAGTTTGTCATACAGCGTACTCGTAAGTGCCATTTTTCAAATCCTGTTCAGGGTCAGTTGCCCTGCGCTTGCAAACGTTGAATCATCGAGAGCAGCTCTTCCGTTTCGCTTCCGAACGTCGGAACTTGCTCCGCACCTCCAAGGCGCATGGACTGGCTGAGCGTTGTCGTTGCCGGCTTTGCGTCCGGCTTCTTCGCGGCTTCAGCTGGCTTGGCCAGCGCCTTGAACTTCTTGGTTTCTGCAAATCGCTTGAGCTGTTTCTGTTCGAAGTACTCTTCAGCCAGCTTGCAAGCTTCTTCGGTTGGCATCGTCTCGCCGTCTTTGACGAGGCGACCTTGCGAGTCGAATTCCGCCGTTGCTCTCCAGTGCTCGCCTACGATGCTCTTAACGAGCGCAAGCCCTTCTTCGGCAGTCTTGGTCAACTCAAAGTCATCAGCTTTTGTTTCAAGAATCCGTTTCGTCTCTGCTTCGAATTCCGAAATCACCTTGCTTCGTTGCTCGGTGACGCGTGCATCTTGCAGGGCCGAAAGCGTGCCCTCTAACTGGTGGATTTTTTGGATCGCGGTCTTGAGCTCATCCGGAACCTGGGGCGTGTTTTTGCCCTGCTCAAGCGATTTAACGTAGGCGCTGGTGGCCTTGTCATAGCTGATGCCGAAGTCTTCGATCGCGCCGAGGGGGTCCGTGTCCTTCTTGGCTTCGATCGCCTTGTACCGAGCAATGAGCTTGTTGGCTTCTTCCAGTTGCGCTGATAGTTGCGACGCGTTCTGCTTGGCCTGCTGCGCTTGCGCGCGCTTCTGTCGCTCTGCCGCAGCCGCCGCCTTCCAGTCCGTCTTAGGCTTCTCGGCCGGCGCTGCCTCGACCGGCTTCGCTTCTTCCTTGGGCGGTTCCTTTGCTGGCTCTTCCTTGGCTACTTCAGCGTTTCCGCTATCTGCGGCAGCGGCGGCGGGTTCCGCTGGCGCTTCTACCGGGGGCGCTTTCGGCTCTTCTGCGGCTGGCGCTGCTGGCGCGGCGCTGCCTTGCTCGGCTGCGATTGCGGCTTGGACGACTGCGGCGAATTCATCATGCTCAGACACTCACATTGCTCCTGGTTGTGCTTGGGGTTGCATTGGTGCACCAGGCGACATTGCGCCTGGTGGTGCTGGCGGTGGTGCGGATGAAGCGATGAGTGCTTGCGCCTCTTGAATCCACTCGCGCATGCGCTCTTGACGATCCTCGGGAACGTCATCGAGACGCGCGCGGTTATAGGCGTCGCGGTAGACCTTTAGGCCGAGCTGCAGATCGTCGAACGGTTGCGGCGCGAGATAGAGATTCTCGTCTAGAATCTTTTCGATCTGCGATTCGAAGTTGTCCCGCGCGGCGTTCTCATCGTCGAACACCTGTTGCAGGTCTGGGAAGTCCATCAGCTTACGCGCAGTGGTCGCGTCGATGAGCTGCAGCCGCATTAGGTCTTCGACGTCGTCGAAGATGCCGCTCGGCGTGCGCGATAGGAAATTGGTGGCGAACAGCTGGATCGTGAAGCTGTCCTTGGGCATCTTGACGTCTTTCCACTTCAGACGTTCGGCGCGCTTGGACGAAGACGAGACAACCGAATAGCCCTCTTCCTCGCCGAGCTGCTCGGCCAGGTCGATGAACGCCGTGGCCATATCCAGATACATTTGCTCGTAGCTCTGCGACATCGGCGCGAGGCGGTCGCTCTGGATGTCGGCGAGTTCACGAATGGCTTTTGCAGCAGTGAGTCCAGCAGGCTTCTGCGCGAAGGCCGTCTGTGTCGACAGCCCGCACATCTCGAAGACCTTTTCGTACATCATCTGAAACCACTGGTAGACTTCGGGCGGGACGATCTGTTGCGTCCACAGCTCGGGCTTCAGCGGCGGTGTGTATTCTAGGACCGTTCCCCATGCGTTGGTGATGTGGTTCGGGTTGATGTTGCTGCCCGTTGGGTTGAGCACGCGCGGATTGGTGTGCAGGTGCAGGTTCTTCGAGATGTTGCGGACAACGGCCGTGATCTCGATCTGCGACGCCATCGCTTGCTGGGCGAGGCCGAGACCGTAGAATCCAGTTGGCGCGTTACGCCAACGAATGATGATGATCGGGTAGTAGTCGTGCTTCCACTCTTCATCTAAGAGTGTCGCACCTTGCACCATGATGACGTGTCGGCCCGGCTCGTCACCTTGCGGTAACGCCCACCACTCGAACACTTCGACCATGTCGCCCCACAGGAGGCCCATGCGGCTCGAGATGGAGACGAGCTTACGCACGGCGTCGCGCTGGTCATCCGTCTTGCACAGCTCGGCCAGCACTTTGGCGCGGCTGACTTCTTTGACTTCGCCCATCTCGGGCGGGTTGCGGTCGAAGCCAAGCGCCTCGTCCACAAGAAGATCGGACACGAGAACGCGTTCGGCTTTGATGCGCCCGCTGCGGATTTGGACCTTTACGGCGCCAGTTCCGAGTAGAGCCGCGTCTTTCAGTGCTTGCTGACCAAGCCGATACGCCTTGGTTTCGTCGAAGATGCCGTCTGCGAACTTCTGTAGGCGCTTGGCCTGGCGCTGTTGCGACCATGAGCCGCCAACTGTCTTGAAGAATGGGCGAGGGCGGGTCTGCGTGATGCGCGCTTCGGCCGTATCGACAAGCGGCGCAATCACGTTGATCGGCACGGCATACTTGTTGATGACAGGAGACATCGGCGCGGTGGCGCGCGATGGCAGGAGCGAGACGTCCTGCATGTCCGAGTACATGCCGACGAACGTTTCGAACCAGACCAGACGCGAATCGCGATACTGGGTCTTGAGCGACTCCATGTAGGGCACGAGCAGCGGGTGCGCTTCGTATGGCTTCGCCTCGCGCCAGTGCTTGGAGTCGGCCACTTACTTGCCCAACGCCGCGCGCCCGATTGACGCGTAGTGCTTAACGATGTCGTCTTCGGCTTCGGGTTCTTTGAGGGGAATCAGCTGCGCTGGCGTCGATGGCTTGTGCCCATAAACGACCACGAGCCCGTCTGTTTGCAATTGCTGCAGGCCAAGCTCGAGCCCGAACGTGATTAGGTCTTTGGTCTCGGCGAGAGTTAGACTCATCCACCTGTGGAAAAAATGGTCGGGGCTAGACTTGCAGTCCGACCTTGGTCCACGAGCCAGGCGTGCCGGCCGCAATGCAGATCATCAAAATGCCGCTGCCGTTGACGTACATGTGGCCAACAGCATGTGTGCCGTTTGGCTGATTGGTGAACGGCGAGACAAACAGCGGAGCCAGGACAGCCGTCGTGCTTGCCGTGTCGCCAACAATCTTCACGGCCTCGCCACCGGAAGCATTTGTCGCAAGAACAGCCGGTTGTGTTCCGGCCGCCGTTGCTGAAAACGCAATGCCAGTCGAGGAGAACGCCGCAACACCGGTGCCGCCAGTGGTTGTTGCGCTCACGGCGTTGCCGCTGGGCGATGCCGCATAAACCGCTGGCTGTCCTGCCTGTGTTGCGATTGCTACTACCGGCCCAGACCCGCCCGTGCTTCTTCCGCCTTGTCCGCTCATGACTTAGGAAGAATTGGCCATCGGGTCGTAGCCGAACGGGTCACGCGTCACTTCGGCCTCGTACTGCTGGCGAATGCGTTCGGCTTCCTGGTTCCAATGTTCCTTGGTGCCATATGCTGGCGGCGGCGGCTGTCCTGCGCGATGCGAATACGCGACGCATGACCGCCACGCGTACAGGTCAGCGTCCATTAGATGGTTAGGCGAGCCTGGTTGCTCTTCGATATACTGCTTTCCGTCCTTCCAGGTGTGCTCGCGCTTCTCTTTGATTAGGCCCGCGTTGGCCGCGCGCACGATCTTCTTGCGCCCGTTCTGATAAGCGCCGTTGAGCAGCTTGATATACCCATACTTGTTCTGCTTCTCGGCCGCTTCGATTGGCAGCGCCCAGCGATTGCGGGCTTCCTCGGCGTATCCTTTGCCGAGACCGCCCACGTCGCCGACCATGGCCACAAATCCACCGTGGCGCTTCGACCAGTCTTTGACGTATTGCGCAGCCGCAGTGGGGTCGAGCCCGTCCCACTTCTGCGATTCGACCGTATAGACGATGTCCGAAAACTTCAGGCAGAACTTTTGGACGACGAATGCGGTTGCGTTGACGTTGCCGTAGTCGATACCGAGCACGTTTTGCCAGTCGAGGCCGGCCGGTAGTTGCGGCAGCTCATCAACAAGGTCTCGATCGGGGTCAAATGCTGACACGAGCGCGCTTGAGTCCTGCTTCCAGGAGCCGTGGCGCAGCTGCATTTTTGTGACTGCTTCGAGCTGGGATAGCGCAATCTCATAGCTTTCTTTGTCAACGAACGGGTTATCATCAAGCTTGGCCGGGAAGAACGAGCGCGGTTCGTGTGCATGAACATGCACGCGGTCCTCAACCGTGTCAGGAATGGCAAAGCGTTCTTTGACCCACGCGTGACCAATGCCGCCCGGGTTCGTCGCGCCACGCATGCGCAGCGGCACGTCGATGCCGGACTTGCGCAGGCGTGAAAACATGTACGTGTACTGCGCCTTCTGAAACTGCGTGAGCTCATCGAAGCCGATGCTCTGAAACTCAGCAGACTGGTAGCGTGTCTCGTCGCCAGGGTGCTCCAAGTAACCAAATGTGAGTGTTGCGCCGCTCGGAAATCTCCAGCGCTTATTGAACGCGTCCCATGCCGCATCGGTGCCGCGCAGCCAGTCATGCGACCGGTCCATGATCGCGCCCTTGAGCGCCAGGTCAGGGAACGTACGCCGAAGGATGAGCGCGGCGTAACCAGGAACATGGATGAAGCGCAGCGCCGACATAAGCAGCGCGTCTGATTTGCCGCCGCCGGCTGCGCCACCGTACAGCGCTTCCAGTCCATTGTGGTCGACGAACGCTTGCTGCTTAACTGTTGGTGCATGTGGGCAGTAGTCGCCCAGCTTGGCCTTGCGCGCCTCCATGCGTTTGGCGAGCAGAAGCGCCGCCGCACGTGTGCGCGGGTCGATCATTTCTTATCGACGGGAACCTTGCTTGATTCGCCAGGTAGGGCGACTGCAAAGTCAACGCGATGGCGCTCGACGATGACGGCCGGCTTGTCGCCTTCTTTGACGACATAGAACGCGTCGCCGTCTTTCGACACGCGCGTGATCGAGCAATACCCTTCTTTCTCGTTGATGTTGTCGGCGGACTTGAGGGCGTAGCAGGTGCTGAGTAGTCGAAGTTGTTTGATTCGCATCTTTTATTCTCCTGTGAGCCAGTGCGGGATGTAGACCCATGCGTCTGGCGTTTTTACGTGGCGCTGAATCGGTGATGTGAACGTGTAGATGCACGGCTGTTCGCGAGTGATGCCGGCATGTGTGAGCAGCGCGGTGGCGATGCCCTTGCGCATCAGGTCGCGCTTGACCTGGACGTAGTGCAGCACGGGCGGCATTTTCTCGGCTGGTTCGAAGACGACGTAACCAAGGATCGTGCCAGGGTCGTCATCGTCACAGGCCACCGCCACCTTGGCGCGCGCGACGATTGCCTTTTGCCGGTCTTCGAACAGTCGCCGGTAGACGCCTTGCGGT